GACGCTTTAATATTGATTGGTGGCATAGAAGACGAAGGCACGCCAACCTCATCGCAAGAAGATTACGCCAAGCGCGCATTAAACCGCATGACAAAAGCGTGGAGTGTTAAAGGCTTAAAGATTTGGCTGGAGCAAGAACACACACTGCCGTTAATTGCATCAACCGCCACTTATACGTTATCAGCCATTAACCGACCAACCCGTATTTATAACGTTAGAAAAGTGCTTGACAGTGTTGAAACGCCGGTGCGGATAGTGACTCGGCAAGAGTATATGAATCAACCGTCAAAAGAATCAGAGGGCAAGCCTGTGTTTGTTTATTATGATAGTCAAATACCCGACGGAATTATGTATGTATGGCCCACACCTGATGCGGCCGACAACCTCAAGTTTACGTTTAAATCATACCTTGAAGATTTCGACAATCTCAGTGATGACGCCCACTTCCCCTCCGAATGGCTAGACGCCATCGTTTATAATTTAGCGTATCGCTTATGCCCAAAATACGAAGTATCAGGCGAAGATCGGCGCACCATTCGAGAACAGTCAATTGTTTACCTAGAAGAAGCTGAAGACGCCGATATGGAGCAGGGCTCTTTATATATTGAGCCATACATAGATGAATATTGATCTTATTGGCGCAAACGAGAAAGGGTTAAGTATTTCTCTCAACAACCAAGAAAGCCAAAATTGTTACGTCATGGCAACCCCTCGCGGCAGAGGTCCTGTTGCGCTGGTTGGTTCTCCGGGGTCGGCAGTGTTCTCGCCCACATCCGGTGAAATGCGCGGATGCGACGAATGCAAAGGTATTTCTTACTGGGTCGTAGGTAACAGTCTTTATAGTGCAGACGTTAACGGTGTAGCGACTAGTTTAGGCTCTGTGCCCGGTACAGGTCGAATAGATATAACCCACGACGGCGTATCTCTTATTATTGTTAATGGCACATCAACTGCTTATTTCTATAACACAGTAACCGCTACATTTACTCCGGTCGCTATGCCTTATGTTGCCTACACGGTAGACATGTTAGACACCTATGCAGTATTTAGCTCAGATGGCCAGCGATGGTTTATCTCCAACGTTGGCGATACCGATAACATCTCCGCGCTAGACTTTGCTTTAGCTGCTAAACAGCCCGACGACTTGCTGGCCATTGTTGAAGATCATAGTGAGTTAATTTTATTTGGCGCAAAGGTAACAGAGCCTTGGTTTAATAGCGCAGGTATCGATTTTCCTTTTGCCCAAAACACCGCCGGAGTAATGGAGCGGGGTGCTTATACTCGCTGGGGAATCGTTAAAGACGACAACACTTTAGTCTTTCTAGGCGATGACTTAATCGTCTATCGCCTGCAAGGGTACACGCCCACCCGAGTAAGTAATGACAGCCTAGAAACACAGCTGTCCGACTTGCTCGATGACGGTTTTGAATCTGATTTAAGAAATGCTTTTGCTATTATTTACACCGACCATGGCCACAAATTTTATCAGCTTACCATTCCTAACCATGCAACATTGGTGCTTGATCTTGCTACCGGCGAATGGCACAGCAAAAAGCATTGGAAATACGCAACGCACCACGCAGTTTGTTACGTTAAGTGCTACGGCAAACACTTAATCGGCGGGCTTGATGGAAAAATCTATCAAATGTCCAGAAACTTTTACGACGATGCGGGTGAGGTGCTTAAATTTTTACGACGCTCTCACGCCTACTCAGCGGATGACAAACTTATCCACTGGAAAGAAATTAAATTCTTATTTGATTACGGCAGTACGCCATTAATTTCCGGCCAAGGCAGTAACCCTCAAATGGTTTTGCATTGGTCTGATGACTACGGACGAACGTGGTCAACGCCTAAATTTTTACCCCTAGGTAAGCAAGGTCAATACTTAGAAAAAGCCGTGCAGCGCGGTATGGGGCGCTCCAGAAATCGCTTGTTTGAGTATTACATCACCGACCCAGTGCCAAGGAATTTTTCGGGCGCTACAGCGGTGGCGTCATGAGTAGTGTTAATCCTAATTCTCGCGCTCCGTTTGTGACTAGTGACGGAAGGCTCACCAAGTACGGCATAGACACAATAAGAGAAATACAGCTAGCCATTAACTTGCAGGATGGCACAAGTGATCTAGATGACATTGTGAGTGGTGATACATTAATTGGCCAAGTCAATGCTCAGACCGAGGAGTTAAAAGCAGGCATTGAAGCAATCATGACCGATACCGCAAACGCCGTATTAATGGCTCAAGTGCGCGAGCTAGAAAGCCGCCTAAGCGACCTTGAAGCAATGATTGAATTTCCTGCAACTGCTCACCTAACCAACCGAATTAATCAACTTGAGGACCAGCTATGACCATTAGAGATGTCAGCGCAGAGCTAGAGCAAGTCGCCGCTTCTGATACCACTTTATACACCTGTGACACTAATGCTAAATCGGCAGCCATCACCAACGCGGTTGTGAATAACGAAGATGCGGCCTCCACAACCATCACGGTTAACATTGTTAAATTCGGAGGCAGTGTAGCGGTAACGAATCAGTACGCCTCGGCTAAACCGGTTGCTGGCATAACTAATGTGGCTTTAACTGAAATTATTGGTGTTGTTCTTGAGTCCGGTGATTTTGTCAGCGCAATAGCGGCAGACGCCAGTCGGCTCAATTTAAAACTAGCGATAAGGGAAAAGTATTAATGCGAAACTTTTATCAACTGACACAAGGCTTGGATGTCATGCCTTTGATGGTTGCGTTGCAATCCCAGCCTGAACTATGGAACCAAAATGATTTACGCCGAGTTTATCCTGATAGCCCGCATGCAGCTGTTGATGATATCTGGTTGCGATTTAATGAAGTAAATATTAATGATCCAACGCCGGTTATCGATGACAAGGAATGCATTAACTACCCTGCGCTTGCACAACTGCCTCAAGCCAGACAAATTATATTTGCCATCATGGGGTCAGTGCAGGGTGAGCGTCTTGGTCGATGCCTGATTACTCGTTTAGCGCCCGGTGAAACTATTACGCCACATCAAGACGGCGGCGCACCGGCCACTTATTACGAGCGCTATCACATCGTCTTGCAGGGCCATCCCGGTGCAATCTTTCGCTGCGGTGATGAAACTGTATCTATGCGAACCGGTGAGGCGTGGTGGATGGATAACTCGCTCGAGCACGAAGTAGTGAATAACAGCGATTCAGATCGTATCCATTTAATTTGTGATATTAAGGCTTGCCAATGATTACAGCACAGCTTGAAAGCTTTACAGAGCAGCTCGATGAATTAAAACCTATATTCCCTATTCATTATAAAGAGCTTGCCCTCAATCAAGATGAGGTCCCGCTTGATCCTCAATACGATATTTACATTGCCAGAGAGGAAAGAGGTGAGCTGATCTTTGTCACGCTCAGAAAGAAAGGTGAGCTTGTCGGTTATTTTATTGGGTTTATCGCACCGGGATTGCATTATAAAACCTGTCTTACTTGCACTATGGATATTTTTTACGTTCATCCCGAGCATCGAGGTAACGGTGGTGGTTTCATCTTATTTGAATTCGTCGAAAAAGAATTAAAAAGACGCGGCGTTGACCGCTGGATGGCTGGCTCTAAGCTACATAAAGATGCCAGTTTTTTATTTGAGCGCCTCGGTTTTGAGCGCATAGAAATATACTACTCAAAAATGTTGGGAGATTAGCATGGTTGCTGTTGCTGTAGGTAGCGCTGTTATTGGCGGCGCCGCGTCAATCTATTCAGGTAACAAAGCAGCTGGTGCTGCTGAGGACGCCTCAAAAAGAAGTGACGCCACTCAAAGATACATGTACGACCAGTCACGAAAGGATTACGCGCCTTACCGTGATATTGGCGTTAGTGCGCTGGATAAACTTGGAGCGCTTTACGGCATCCAAAGAACGCCAGAGGCTGCGCCCTCTCCGCAAGTAAACTTTCAAGGCATGCAAGGCTTGTCGGGTGGTGGGTCATTTTTCGGTCAAGTTGGCGACGTATTTAGGCAGGTCAATAACGGTAATGCGGCCAATACAGGCGGCGGTGCTAATACAGGTAATCCTGCACAGAGCTCATATGTTCCCGCCGATTTTTCAGACTTTTATAACTCACCTGATTATCAGTTTGCC